CCTTGAGCAGCTTAAATTCCTGCTTCATGGCATAATGTACACGGGCCTGCACTGCTGCCATTGGCTTGAGAGTTCTCTCTAACAAAGCCAGTGTAGTGCCCACAGGGGCATTAGCCGACATATCAGAGATGTTCATGTCACTGATAGCGCCCAGACGACGACCTTCGTTTGTAATCTGGTTGAGTAAGGCTAGCAGAGTCTGGCTTGGCTCCTTATATGGGAGCGGCATGATGTTGTCGCGGATGCTACCTGACGGCACGTCTACATCCTTGAACTCTCCCGGCTCAATCGGTGTNTCATCACCCTTGATACGTAACCCACGAGCTTTCAGACCCCCCGGCAGGTTAGCTAGCGTGCCAGCGTCCACCAGTTGNCGTATCAGCGACGTTCCGGCTTTAGCGTACCCCCCTATTATNTGTATCAGTCCNAGGCCATANAAGCCAAATCCGGGCACATACACATAATGCACGAAGTGTTGACGTTTTAGCATCAACGGATCATCAGGGTTCCAGTTCCGGCGTATTGCAAGAATCTCATTCGTGCCACGCTCTAGCGTTACGACGTACGGCTTGGCGATCTCATCCTCGTCATCGTCAATACCTTCGATGACCAGATCCGCATGTACTTCATATAAAGAGTAGCGGTCATCGTCTGTCAGTGAGTACCCACCCTCTTCAGCCTTACGCTCTTCTATATCTGTGTGGTACGTCTGTGGCTCGCCTAGCTCTACGTCTCTGTAGAACCCACCAGCCTGTAACTTCTTCAACTCGTTCTTTGTCTTACGCATGATGTGCGTAACACGTTCTGCCGTTTCAATATGTGAGGCACCGTAGGGCACAACCACATCTTCGGCGGGTATGTACACAGCGGTCTGTCGGCCTATGTTCGGGTCAAAATATACCTTCTTAAACGCACTACCCGCCAAGCCAAGGCTGTACAGCAGGCGCTCATGCTCTGGTCTGTACTCCACCATGCGCTCGGTGAGTTCGTAGTTCATATCCGCTTTTACGCGGTTTGCGGCCTCTTCCTTGTCCTTATCTTCTACGCCTATGATCTTGACCTTTACAGGCCCAGCGGCTGGGAATGTCTCAGACATGGTTTCTGCTTGAAAGCGTATGGCAGCTTCAGCAAGCACTGTGGAGTACACGCCACACGCGCCTTCCCACGGATCAGTGCGCTCTTCGTATTTGAAGCCCAGTACGTCCAGACCTTTAACAAAACTATCAGCCCAGTCTTTACGGCTGGATATGTCAGAATCTACAGACCCCACCAAGCTATCTGCTAACTCGTTAAGCACACCCTCGTCCAGTGCCTCTGCCAAGTTAGCGTCGAATGACATTACGTCACCAATGTCAGCGTCAGGAATTATGGTGATCTCAACGCTACCATCATCTAGTGTCACCATCTTCGGATCGACAATCTCAATCTCCAGACCGGCAGTCTCGTCGTCTTCTATGCCCTGTGGTGCAGCGTATAAACCTTTTTCTATAGCCATAATCTGTCTCTAAATTAGTCTTGTGCGTCCGCCTGCACGGAACCCTTCGGGCATCTCAACTGCACGGTCAAAGTAGTTCCCTCGCGCCATATTAGGATAGCGTCTTTTGAAGCTGCCGTGTTTCATAAAACGAAGTACGTTCGGGTGCTGTAACAACTCTTCGGTATATCCAGCAAGCTCTTCATCCGTCGCTTCACGCGCAGCATTGTACATTGCTGCATATCGGGCGGGGTCATCATCTTCCGAAGATAGGCCAAACGCCGCCTCGGTATGAAGTAAGTCCGCCAATAAACGTACGTTCTCTGCAAGGTCGTCTCTGTTTTGTGATGCCATCATGTCTTGGACTCGGTTTAACCTCTCCATATTCGCATCAGTGTCTTCAAAGTGCCTGTACTCGTGAGCAAAAACACGCGGGTTTGCGTTCACTGCTTCTAGTGCTGTCACCGTGTTAGGCTCAACCTCTAGCTCGTAACCCTTATACCTCTGCCGAAGGTTCGGATTTTCAGGGTCTTTAATGTTGCCCGTAGACATACCTTTTATGCCAGCCCCTTCCGGGCCAACACCCGCTTCTTTAGGGAACGCTTTTAGCCTAGCGCGAGACGGATCAATCGTTGAGCCTTTCGGCATGTAGGGGGCGACGGCTAGCTGGAACTCTGCATCACCAAACTGAAGGGACGCAAGAAACTCCCGCTGCTGTGCTTCAGACATCTTGTTTGCTGCCTTAGTAAGCACGCCCCTAGATTCGGGAGATCCCTTGGATATGTGTTCTTTTAGTTCTGGTATTAATGCCATTAGTAAAACCCGCCCCGCCGCGACTTAAAGTATCTTTGTTCTTCAGGCTCATCTGTCGGTAGTCGTATAAACCCGCCCTGCCTGAAGCGCATGAGTGCCATGACTGTAGAGTCAACCAAGTCATCATGGCTCATAAACGGAAACCCAGCAATCTCCTCAACTACCTCTTCCGCCCACCGTGTGGGAGGTACCCACACCAAACCAGACGCTACAATATCAGATACTGAGTTCAGACGTGCTAACTTATCACCTGATCCCCTGTGAGGGGTATACTCTGAAACAGGCAGTCCCATGCGCCTCATCTCTTGATACAGCGCCGTACCCGATGACTTCTTCTCCACGATGAACGCATCAGGCTCCCACTCATTATACTCCTCCAGCGCCAAGTCCTTCAGCTCTGGGAACTCCAACCGCTTCTTTATACTGTTGAGCAAGATGATGTTGTAGTTGCCCGTCTCTTCGTACAGGAACACGCCCCACGTAGTCAGTGCCGTGTAGTCCGCACGGTTGTGTTTTTCTGCCGCTGCGTCCAGTGACATGATTATGTACTCACAACTTGGAGGCCGTTCCTGATCCCAGATCTGCCACCACTCCCGCTTGACCAGCGCAGCCTCTTCCGCCGTGGGTGTCTGCTGATACTGCGCGTTCCACTGGAATGTCGGCATGGATGCCTTAGTCCGCAGCAGTGCCTCTAGGTCAAAGAACTCAGGCCAGAGGGGTTTCTCGACGATCTCCTCCGTCTCCTCGTCCTCAACCTCCAGTATCGCAGGAAATTCGACGATCTCGTACTCATCCGCCCTTTCATTCTGCGTCATGTCACGTACAACACGCCCAGTCAGGTCATCCATGTGCCATCTGGTCTGGATTATGGCTACACGGCCTCCCGGCATCAGACGAGTACGCGCTCCAAACGTGAACCACTCGTATGCTTTCTCAAAAACAGCAAAATTACCGTTGATTACGTCTTGTTCTGAGTGCGGGTCGTCAATTAATAGTAAATCAGCACCACGACCAGCCAGTGCAGAGCCAACACCACACGCATAATACTCGCCGCCGGAGTTGGTATTCCATCTACCAGCCGATTTTGAGTCGCTTGCGAGCTGTACAGTGGAGAAAATGGCCTGATAGGCGTCTGTAGAGATGAGATTCCGCACTTTTCNACCAAAATCNACAGCCAAGTCAGTGGTGTGCGACACCATCATCACNTTTTTGCCGGGATTTCGNCCTAAAAACCATGCTGGGAAGAAAATAGAGACAAGTTGGGACTTGCCGTGGCGTGGTGGGATGTTCACGCAGATGCGATCCTTCCTACCCTTCTCAATATCCATCAACATGTCAGCTAACATGCGGTGGTGCTTGCCCACAATGTAGTCTGGCTGCATGCGTTTGCAAAATTCTATCAGGTCATCGTACGCCGCTTGGTTAGCCTGCCGTGCTGCAAGCTCATCGACGATACGATTTATCTCTACAACCTCGTCATCAGAAAAAGCGTCGAGGTTATCCAGCATATTCTGGACTTCTTCTTCGCTAAAGTCGGGAACGGCCTCAATCATCGTATTCTTCAAGACCGAATGTCTCTTCTATATTCAGCACTGAGCCATCAAGCACTACATCTTCGTAGTCGCCCTCTGCTATGTCGTCTACAGGCTGTACCAGCTTCTCCAACTTACCTCGTAACTTGTTACGTAGGTCTTCCGTAGACTGGTGTGTAACCGTGACTTCTGTCTTCTCCGCGAACAAACCTACGTCTGAGATCTTACCCAGAAGCTCCAACGCACGTATGCGTATGCGTGGGTCATCGTTCTCTGACTCCAACAGCAGTTTGTTGGTAACTAGGTATCTGATCTGCGTTGCACTTTCTGCAACAGAATGTCCGAACTCTTGCAGGATGTTGTTGGTTAGAACAATGGAGGCAGGGGTAAGTTTCGCCGCCTTCTTTGCAGTAACCTTCTTAGAAGTTTTTTCAGGATCGTCAGCGTAAGCGATAGCAAGTCTCGCAGCGGTGTCTTCATCTTCTACCGTAGGCTCTAAATCTAGTCCGTGTTCAGCTAATTGCAACGCCGTATTGCACGCTGCCTCCGCACGCTCCTTCAAATCTACATTGGGTACGTCTTCCACAAGGGGTACACCGATTTCAGGTTCGACGAACAAAGTCATAGGCACGGATTGTATCGCTGGCTAGTAGCCGTTGGCGCGAATATACACCAAAAACCACGGAGGACAAACAAATGAAAAGTCCGAAAAGTCCGAAACGCTATGTATGTGATTTTGCGGACACCCCAGTGTAGGTGTTTCTGTGTAACCAAATTTTCTACAAGTATTTACGTGCCGGGTGTGCCGGGGGGTATGAATAACCCGAATAACCGCACAGCCCTTTAAAAACGTGGGTTTGCGGCAAAAAGGACAAGGTACGTTTCAAGCCCAAAATCTAAAAAACTGTACAAAAAATTTTTTCAGGGGGACTTTTATTTTTGGGGTGGGGGGTTTCCTGTGTAGAGATTAGTAGGGAACGGCCTCAAGAAAGGTAGGCAAATTCAGGGAGATAGGGATTATTTGAGCGTATTAGTAATACATAGGACATGCGGAGTCCCGCTGCGTCAAGTGTGGGGTGGGGGGTAGGTGGGGTTAGAAAGTTATAGGATCCTATAACTTACCACCAAAAATCACGAAATACTTGCNTNTAACACGTTATGCTGTAGACTGGGTACCAGTTGAATCAATCAACTAAACAACCTAAACAACGAAAGAGAAAGTTATGTCATACCTACACCTCAACACCCAAGCGGCTGAACTGATTACCGCGCACGGCAACAATAGCAACAAAGGCGATTCACTGGTCGCCAAGCT